CAAAGAAGTCACACATTGTCGTGGCTAAAGTAGGTAAGAAGATAAAGACTATTCGTTTCGGGCAACAAGGAGCAAGCACCGCAGGCAAGCCTAAAGCAGGCGAGTCGGAGGCTATGAAAGCAAAACGTCGTTCTTTTAAAGCTCGTCACGCTAAGAATATCGCTAAAGGTAAAATATCTGCAGCATATTGGGCGGACAAAGTAAAATGGTAAGAAAAGGGGGAAGAAGAAATGACAGAAGAAACTAAAACCTTTCATCCTGCGGACACCAATGGAGATGGGCAAGTAAGCAAACAAGAAGAGCAAATGTATCTTGAGTTTAAACGGAAAGAACTTGAAGATCAAGACGCTATGCGAGATGCGCAGAGAAACATGACCTGGTTTGCACTAGGTGGTTTGTTACTCTATCCCTTCGCTGTAGTACTGGCATCATTAGCAGGTTTAGATCAAGCTCAAGGTACATTAGGTGATATGGCACCAACATACTTTGTTGCTGTTGCTGGTATCGTTGCGGCTTTCTTTGGTTCTCAAGCACTAACATCAAAAAAGAAATAGGTAAACAAAGTGGCAGTAGAAGTAAGTAGAAAAGATATAATTACAAATGAAATAGCTGATTTATACTCACAAGATAAGTTTTTAAAATTGCCTCCAGAGCCATACTTAGATATGCTCGGCATAGAACCCTTAGAGTCTCAAATAGCTATGATAAATGCTGTGAACAACCCAAAGTATCGGTTTATAGTAGCAGCACTATCTCGTAGGCAAGGAAAAACTTACATTGCAAACATTATTGGGCAACTAGTTACCCTTATTCCTAATTGCAATGTTTTAATAATGTCCCCAAACTATTCTCTTTCTCAGATTTCTTTTGATCTACAAAGAGGCTTGATTAAGCACTTTGATTTAGAGGTCACAAAAGATAATGCAAAAGATAAAGTTATTACTCTTTCTAATGGGTCTAATGTTCGCATGGGCTCTGTCAATCAGGTCGACTCCTGTGTCGGACGAAGCTATGACCTTATCATCTTTGATGAGGCAGCTTTATCAGACGGAAGAGATGCTTTCAACGTAGCCCTTCGCCCCACCTTGGATAAACCTAACTCAAAAGCTATATTTGTTTCCACGCCTCGGGGTCGAAACAACTGGTTCTCTGAGTTTTTCTATAGAGGCTATAGCGATGAGTTTCCTGAATGGTGTTCTATTCGTGCAACGTACAAAGATAATCCTCGTATGTCAGAGACTGATATTTCAGAAGCTCGTAAGTCTATGTCAGAAGCAGAATTTAAGCAAGAGTACGAGGCCGATTTTAATACTTATGAAGGACAGATTTGGAACTTCAACTTTGAAACCCAGGTACAGGACTATAGTAGATTTGAACCCAAAAAGATGGACATCTTTGCAGGGCTTGACGTAGGCTATAGAGACCCTACTGCATTTTGTGTAATTGCATACGACTGGGAGAACGAGTGCTACCATTTATTAGATGAATACTTTGACTCGGAACGAACAACAGAGCAGCACGCAGTAGAAATACAAAGACTGATAGATAAGTGGGATATAGATTTTATTTACATAGATTCTGCAGCCGCTCAGACACGTTTTGATTTTGCTCAAAACTATGATATTAGTACTATAAACGCCAAAAAATCAGTACTTGATGGTATAGCTCACGTAGCAGGAATAGTAGATAATGACACTTTATTTGTTCATCAAGAATGTAAAGAGTCTTTAGGATGTTTAGATGCCTATCAATGGGATACAAACCCTAATCTTGCTAGAGAAAAGCCAAAACACAATATGGCATCGCACATGGCCGATGCTTTAAGATACGCACTATATTCATTTCAAACCGGTGGTGGCACATTCTAGTGCAGGTAGGAAAAATAGTGTTTGACAATAAACCTGAAACTAGTTATAATTTTGGATAAGAAAATGGAACTGAAAAGAGATTTAGTAAAATACATTCGAGATAAGGCGAAGTCGAAATACAAAAAAGGATGTGAGTGCGAGATTTGCGGAGATACTGTAAAACTTGACTTTCACCATTATAATAGCCTAACTCGACTACTTGACAAATGGGTCAAGGAAAATGATGTAGAGCGTTATCTTGTATTAGAATGGCGCGAAGAGTTTATTGATGAACATGACGCAGAGTTGTATGAGTATACCGCCACGTTATGTCACAAGCACCATCTACAACTACACTCTATTTATGGTAAAGACCCACTATTAAGCACTGCTACAAAGCAAGAGCGCTGGGTAAAAATTCAAAGAGAAAAACATGGCTTGGTATGATAAAATCCTAGGAAGAACTCAAGAAGATTTAGAGGAGAAACTAAATCCTGCTCAATTTCACTTGGGCAAAGATATTGAATCTTCACGAGAGCATACTTTTAGCTATGAAAGAGCCTACGAAGAGATAGAAGTAGTCAATCGTGGCGTAAACATGATTGTAGATGACGTATCTGAAATTCCTACTTTAGTTTCAAGAGAAAACTCTTTTAGAGGAATAGCTCCTGGAGTTAAAGCCTCTAAAGTAGAAAAATTACTTAATAAGTCCCCCAACCCTTACCAAGATATAAATAGTTTTAAACGTAATTTAATTACGGATTACTTAATTGATGGAAACATCTTTATATACTTTGACGGGGCTCATATGTATCACTTACCTGCTGCAGACGTAAAAATCCATGCTAGTAAAGATACTTATGTAGAAAAGTATACTATGAAAGATACTACGTTTAGCCCTGATGAGATTATTCACGTTAAAGAAAACTCTTTTCACTCTATCTACCGAGGAGTACCTCGATTAAAGCCTGCATTACGTACTATGATAATCGTGAAGCAGATGAGAAGTTTTCAAGATAACTTTTTTAAGAATGGAGCAGTTCCAGGATTAGTACTAAAATCTCCCAATACTCTTTCAGAGAAAATCAAAGAAAGAATGATGGTTTCCTGGCAGGCAAGATATCGACCAGATGAAGGCGGAAGACGCCCTCTTATTCTAGACGGTGGGTTAGAGCTAGATAGGTTATCTAATGTAAATTTTAAAGAGCTAGACTTTCAAACTTCTATAGAAGAAAACGAAAAAATGATTCTAAAGGCGCTTGGAATACCTCCAATTATGTTAAACTCTGGTAATAACGCCAATATTCGCCCGAATATGCGAATGTACTATCTTGAGACTGTGCTTCCTATTGTTAGAAAAATGAACTATGCTCTCGAAAGATATTTTGGTTTTGAGTTAAAAGAGGATATTACAGAAATTCCTGCACTACAACCAGAGTTGAGAGATGCATCAGGTTATTATACGGCTCTAGTAAATGGAGGGATTATTACTCCTGCAGAAGCTAGAAAAGCTCTAGGATTTGACTTCCTAGATAATACAGAAGATATAAGAGTTCCTGCTAATATTGCAGGTTCTGCGGTCAACCCTGATGAGGGTGGCCGACCAGTAGAAACTGCAGAAGGAGAAGAATAAGTGTCTGTAAGACAAAAAAAGGTAACATTAAATACTGCGTATACTCACTTTAAGGAGTACGAGCTACCTTTAGACATTGAGTATAAAAGCTATCAAAAAATTATAGGTAGAAAGGCTCTAAGTGCCCAGTCAGTAAGAACACATTTTAGAGCATGGAAATACCTTCTTCATGCTCTTAAAGGAAGTCACCCCGATTTACTTACCAAATTACAAGAACCTGTAAAACACACAGAATCTGTAATGCCAAAACAAGACCCTTTAGCTTCATTAAGGGCAAGCACCACAGAGAAATAATATGGATAAAATATTACATGTAGCCTCTACGTTCAAGTCTCATGAGAATGATGACGGTAGCGTAATGATACGAGGTATGGCAAGTACTAACCACTCTGACCGAGCAGGAGATGTAATCTCTGCTGAAGCTTGGGCAAAAGGTGGATTAGAAAACTTTAAAAATAACCCTGTAATTTTATTTAACCACGACTATGATAAACCAATTGGTCGTGCTACTGGAGTTAAAATCACAGACAATGGACTAGAGCTAGAAGCAAAAATTAGTAAATCTGCTCCTGCCTCAGTCTGTGAATTAGTTAAGGACGGTGTCCTTGGAGCCTTTTCCGTTGGTTTCAAAGTCAAGGATGCTGATTACATAAAAGAAACTGACGGATTAATGATTAAGGATGCTGAGTTGTTTGAAGTATCGGTTGTATCGGTACCATGCAATCAAGCAGCTACTTTTTCGCTAGCGAAGTCTTTTGACTCACAAGATGAGTACGAAGAATTCAAAAAAACTTTCACCAATCGTGTCGATCTACCTGGTCAGTCTCTGACCAAAGATGATTCAAAAGAATCAAACCTGGTTAGTGACGCACCTAAGCACGTAGAGCAATCTACAAATAAGGAGACGAAAATGTCGGAAGATAACACTCCCGCAATCGACTTGGAAGCATTTGCTAAGAAAGTAGCTGATGAAACTGCTGCTAAAATTGCAATGAAACAAGCCGAACAAAAAGCCGCTGATGAAGCGCAACAAAAAGCTACTGCTGACGCAGAAGCTGAAAAAACTGCTCAAGAAGAGCAAATTAAATCAACTATCCGTACTGGTATTGAAACTGGTGCAGAGAAGCTTATGGCAGATGTTCAAGCCGATATGGCAAAAGCTTCAGCTGATCAATTAGCAGAAGTTGCTGCTAAATATGAAGCTGATCTTAAAGAAAAATCAGAAGAGTTGGCCGCTATGCGTAATAGCAAAAAATCTTTCTCTGATCGTTCTGGTTCTGCTAAAGACTCTATCTCTAAATGGGGTAAAGACTTCATGCACGCTCATTTATTAGGCGTTATGACTGGTAAAGGCGTGGACACTAAGTATTCTCGAGACTTGATGGAAAAAGCTGGTCTTGACTACGCAACTAATGCCGGCGGTATTGCACAAGAAGTTTCTAGTCAAATTGAGCGAGAAATCAATCTTGAGCTTAAATTAGCACAAGCTTTCCGCGAAATCACTATTAACTCATCTACTCAAGTATTACCAATTTTAGGTGACTCAGGTCTTGCTAAGTTTGGTGTTAATGCAGTATCGGGCGGTAACTTGGATAACAATCCACAAGTTACAAATAACCAATTCAATGCTAAGCAGGTAATCTTAAAAGCTACTCGATTAGTTTCTAGTACTTTTATGGATAACAATATTGACGAAGAAACTCTTGTTAATTTAATGCCTATGCTTATTGAAGGTGTTGCACGTGCACACGCTCGTTCAGTAGATAACGCTATTCTTAATGGTACTGCTGGCGGAGACGAAGGCTTTAACGGTCTTGAAGCTCTTGCAGGTAGTAACACTGTTGTCGCTCGTGATGAGAATGCCAGTGGCGGTACTGATTTAGTATTAACAGCTGCTGAATTTTTAGCTGCTCGTCAGAAAATGGGTAAATATGGCATGGTTGCAGGCGATGTTGCTTATGTAGTTAATCAAAGCGGTTACTATGATCTTATTGCTGATTCAGGTTTTGCTGATATTACTGATGTAGGTTCGGATCTTGCTACTAAGATTACTGGTCAAGTAGGTGCAATTTATGGTTCTCCTGTAATTGTATCAGATCAGCTTGAAGCTAATGCTGATGGAGCTACTGCTGGTTACGCAGTCAATGTTAAAAACCATGTAATTCCACGTTTACGCGGTGTTTCAGTTGAGCAAGACTACGAAGTAATGAATCAACGTAACGTAATTGTTGCTAGCCAGTCTCTTGGCTTCAATCAATTAGTTGCTAATAACGGTACTACTGATGTATCTGTTGTTAAACTGATTCGTACTGACGGTTAATAGTTAATTTAACTATACTAACTTCGGGGTGGTTCGCCGCCCCCAAGTTTTTACTAATGGACTTATAAGATGGCAGACTTAATATCTTTAAATGACTACAAAGAACTCGAAGGGGTGACTAATACTCAGCACGATGCTCGTACTGAGATTATCATTGACTCTGTGAGCTCATTAGTAAAAACTTACTGTGGAAACAGTATTATAGATTTTTATAGCGCTAACAAAGTAGAGCTAGTTACTATTAAATATAGTACTGATTTTATACAATTAACAGAAAGTCCTGTTAATACTATTGTATCTGTAAAAGAAAGAGATGACGTATCAAGTGCTTATACTACTCTTGTCTCCACAGATTTTGAGCTAGAGAAAGACACTGATACTTTATATAGAGTCGCTAGTTCATCTACTAAGCATTGGCCTCAAGGAATTAATGCAGTAGAGGTTACTTATACTGCAGGGTATACTTCAACCCCCGGAGACTTAAAACTTGCAGTAGCAGATTTAGTTACTCACTACTTAAAAGGTGAGCACAAAGAGCGCAGAACTATTAGTGGCGCTACTATACAAAATCAAAAAAGTGATATAGCCTTTCCTGACCATATTAAGAGAGTGCTAGATTTATATAAGACTTACTGATGGCTAAGAAGAACCTAGAAACTTTTTTAAAGAAACTAGAAAAAGAACTAGATAAAGATAATGAATATAGAAAGCTAGTATCAGATGTAAAAGCGCATCAGTTTTATATAACAAAAGATGGTTTACTTGAACAAGCGTTATTTCAAGTAGAACAGGATGGAGTAAGTAGATCTAAAACTGCTATAAAAAAAGTTACAGATCAATATTTTAAAGATATAGTAGCAGGCTTTAAGCCTTTTGACGTAAATAAAGGCCCTAAAACTATAATTGTTTTTGATAAAAAAGTAACTGCAGATTCATTTTCTATAACGTTTCAGACAAACATGGCAGAGATAAAGAAAGTTTCTCCGCAAGGGCTATTGATGCCTGGAGGAGGCTTTCAAGCAGGAACAACTTTTAATAGTATAAAGTTTATTATTAATCCTGCTAAACAAAAGTTTCATGCCTCTATGAAAAAGATATACAAAAATAGAGGACAAAACTTAGATACATCAAAAATGCTTGACATAGGACACAGCGAAAAATCAGCTGTTTACAACAACAAAGTTAGTGATGCGCTACTTAGCTCAGGAGAGATACCTCCTTCAGCATACAATATGGAAGAGCTAGCAGCTATACTAGCATTAAAGAAAAATGACAAGACAAATGTGATTACTTGTAGTTTAGAGTCTTCTTCAAATAATAGGTCTCATGGACAGTACCTTAGTCAAAAGTCAAAACACTTTGACCAGTTAATCAAAAAAGCACTAGAGCGGTTACCTAGCTTGGCTTTGACAAAAGGATCCGATACACCTTCAGAGAGAACAGGTAAGAAAGCAGCTAAAAGTATTCTTAAAGAGTTTAAAAAAGTAAAAAGCTTAGATGTTCAAATAAAAGAAGACGATTTAAAGATTGAAGAAAAGATTACTCTTGCTCAGTTAAAGTTAAAAAGAAAGACAACAGGCAGCAAGAAAGGGACAAAAGGCAAGAAATCTAGAGGCGAAAAAACACAAGGATCTAAAGGGCCTGCGTCCGCCCCTTTACGACTTATAGCATCTTTAAACAAAAGACTACCTGAAGTAGTCCAAAAAAACATGAAGCCTCCTGCTCTTGAGTATCAAACAGGTAGATTTGCAAAAAGCGTACAAGTTACAGATGTTAGTACAACAAATAAAGGCTTTCCTAGTGTAGGATATACTTACGACAGAGAAAATTACGGTCAATTCGAGGCAAGCAGCGGAACTAGATTCGCAGACTCAGATAGAGACCCAAGAAAATTGATAGATAAATCCATAAGAGAGATAGCCAGAGGCATGGCTATAGGAAGATTTTTTACTAGGAGAACTTAATGACAGCTAGAGTATATGCAACAAAGAGAAACTCTATAGTTAGTGCCCTAGCTAGTAAATTAAAGTCTATAGATGGTACTGGAGAATTTCTTACTAACGTATATGAGAATGTAGAGCCTCGTCTATTATTTTGGGATGAGGTAACTGATTTTCCTGCTATTCATATAAATGCGGGACAAGAGACACGAGAATATCAAGGTGGTGGGTATAGAGACCGATTCTTAGCCCTTACAATTAGATGTTATGTAAACGAAGAAAATGCACAAGACGCATTATCAGCTTTAATAGAAGACGTAGAGACTGTCCTAGAGGCTAACTCTGCTTTAAGCTATAGAGACAAATTAAACGTAGAGCATTCTACACACCAAATCTCCTTGCTTAGTATTGATACTGACGAGGGAGTACTAGAACCTTTAGGCGTAGGAGAGCTACAAGTCGAGGTTCGATACTAGAAACAGCTAACACGAACAAATGTTCACGATTAGTTCTTTCAAGAAATCATAGGAGAAATAACTATGTCAGCAAATAATTTATTTTTTAGTAGAGATACGAAACTCTACATCGAGCTTATAGATAGCGCCGGGGTTGCTCAAACAGATGGTAGTGTATGGGAAATTCCAATTCTAGACGGCTATAGCTTTTCACAATCAACAAATACTTCAGAAATTACACTATCTGAAGCAGCTTCTTCTACTGGTACAAGTAGACGAGGCCGTAAAGTGTTTACTGATAACTTTGCTCCTGCAGAGTTCTCGTTTTCAACTTATGTTCGACCTGTAAAAAATCTTACAGCTAATAATGGTAGACCAGGAGACTGGGAAGCCGGTGGTGTTGGTACTAATGCAATTCACGCAGTAGAAGAAGTTTTATGGGCATTATTTACTGGCGACTCAACTTTTACAAAAAGCTCGGGCAGTGCAGCAGCATCTTGGAGCGATAGTATAACTCAAGGTGCTACAAATATGGTTGTTGACTTTTCTGCATCAAACAAGTCGCAGTTAGGTAGAGCAAACCTGTACTTTGTTATGGGCGGAGACCAGTCTATTGTTTCTACTACAAATAGTTCACAATCTAATGCAGCACAAGCAATAGTTGCAGTTGCTCAAACAGCGGGCATTAAAAAAGGCGACTATATGCGATTTGTCGGAGACGATGTTTCGACAAACTCCGGAGACAATGCAGTATTTGAAGTAGATGCTGTTTCTACAGCTAGTGGAGCCGGTAACGTTACCTTGAAATCAAATATTCCAAATGCTATTCCAAGTGGAACTACTCTAAGCTTTAGTAGCGCTCAAGTGTATAAACTTCCTGGCTCTGTTTTAAATGAAGTTGGCGTTGATTTTGACTTAGAGGGTATTGCTACTCTAAACTGGTCAGGCATGGCAGACATTATTGAAGAATCATTCTCTGCTCCAGCCGCCACAATTTATGAAGGACTTACATCTACAAGTAACTTTATTCGGAATAAAATTTCTACTCTTGCTTTGACAAGTAGTGCATCTGCTGTTCCTGCTAGTCATACTTATGATATTACACTAACTGGTGGTAATATTACAATGACGAATAACATTACTTTCCTAACCCCAGAAGAGATAGGTACTGTAAATAAACCAATCGGCCATGTTACAGGAACCCGTAGTATTACAGGTAGCTTTACTTGTTACTTAAATACTGCGGCTAGTGGTAGTGCGGATTTATTCCAGGATATCATGAGCGCAACAACTGTCGTTACTCATGATTACAGCGCAACTTTAAACATGGGAGGCACAACAGGGCCTTGCGTAGCATTTACTATGCCTCAAGCTCATGTATCTCTACCTGCAATCAACATTGAAGATGTTGTCTCAGTAGAGGTAACTTTTGATGCGTTACCTTCATCAATTCCAAATACTGATGAGATAACAATTACCTACAAAGGTGCTTAATTATTAAGCTAGCAATAGATAGGGGCTTCGGCCCCTTTCTTTGGATAAAAGAATATGGCTGAAACATTTTACTTTGGTAAAGAACTTAAAGTATACCTTGAGAATAATAGAGGCGAATTGTGGCAGATTGCTGTAACTTCAGAGCCTTCCTTTTCACAAAGTGTTAACCAAGAAACTGTTAGTACACCTTCGCTATATGCGGGAGGTACTACTAGGAATTCTTTAAATAAGTTTACAAAAAATATCAAGGTAGGATACGCACCAGGTGAGTGGTCATTCAGTACGTATGTTAGACCTTTTAATCAAGACTCGAAAGAACGTGCTGTAGAAGACGTTTTATGGGAGTCTTTTGCTCAAGGTTCTGCAACCGCATACGCAGATAGCCCAAGCTCTGTATCTGCTACACAACAAGATATAACTCTTTCTAAAGATGAACTACTAAGTTCATTTAATCTTTACTTTATATATGAAAACAATACCGGATACGTAATGAAGAATTGCGTAGTATCCTCCGCTAATACAACTGTAGATATTGGGTCTTTGGCTACAATATCATGGTCGGGGTCGGGAACAAGTTTAGAAAAGTTCGACCCACAAGATTTAGTACAGTCTGCAGATAACTCGCCACAACATAGAAGCGGCAACATTGACAGTGGAAAAATGGCTGCAATGGAAGGCAATACTGCAATATTTGCACACTCATGGGAAAACGCCCCTGATACAAATAACTACGATGGTGCTGCTCATGTGTATGTAACAAATGATGGTGGGTGTACGTGGGAGTTTCAACAGACTTTACGACCTACTGAGACGGGAGGCCATGAGTACTTCGGGGTCTCTATAGCTCTCGAAGGGGATAAACTTGTTATAGGTGCAGTCAATCGCCTGGGCGGAGACGGAGGATTCTACTACTATACTAGAGCTGCAGGAGTTTGGACTCTTGTAGCGGCTTATTCTAGTCCTGACTTTGACGAGGATAATGGTGACGATGACGGAGTCTCAGGGGACTATGATGATGATAGACTAGGTCAATCAGTAGCAATGAGCGGAGACTATTTAGTAACAGGTGTATCTGGGCACGATTCCGGAGATAGTTTAGACGATAATATTGGTGCAGCAGTTGTATGGAAGCTTGTAAACAACGCATGGGTGCAAAAGGCTATATTATATAACACAGATGGAACGGACCAGCAATACGGAAGAAGTGTGCAGATAGATGGAGACAGAATTGTTATTCCGAGCAGACAAAATCTTTATTTTTACACTACATCAGACGCGGGAGAAACTTGGTCACTAGAGCAGACTTTATTTATCTGGGCCGTCGGTAAACCAATAGCATCACAGAACGAAATATGTAAATATAACCGCCAGGGCGGAACTTATGGTACCGTCTTTCTTGGCATGTCCTACATAGACTCACATGCCGGCTTTTTTGATAGCGGTGCAGTGCTGGTAATTACACATAATGGAACAGCTTGGTCCGTTACACAAACTATAGCGTCTCCTCTTGCAGCAACGCAACATTATTTCGGACGCCACATAGACTTTGATGGAACTACACTATTAGTCGCAGGCTCAGACGATTACTCACGTTGGGGCTCTACCGATACGAATTACGGTAGAGGCAAGCTATACCAATACAACTTAAACGGAACAACTTGGGAGTTATCCCATACGTTAGATACTGAAAAAGCATTATCTTTAGGTGGTGCAATGGGTCGTACTAACTATAGCTTCACATTGAGTAATGGCAATATATTAACTAGATGTCTAGAAAACCGAACAGGATTAAGCGTAGCTACTACTACCCGAACTGTGACCAGCATTACAGCAGACTACATAACACTAAATGCCCGCTACAATCCTAGAAGCTACGATTCTGTAGTTATCAACGGACAAAGGTATTTTGCTATTTTGTTATCTCCAGCCGGGGTCAACCACGCTGTAGGTCTTAGTACGAACTGGGTTATGAACCAGGAGGGTAGAGGGCGAATAGACTGTACTACTTTAGGTCTATCTGTAAATGATAGTTTAGTTTTTGAAGGCGAGAGTATACACTCTTGGCACTTCTTTAAGGCTGGCTTCCACCCTTCAATGTGTGAGAACAAAACGGGGTTAGCGCTAACAGATAACTACATAGTAAATAAACTTAGTAGCATGGAATTTGGTCTGCAAGAAAGTAAAGAAGTTCTTTATCGTGGTGGCATGCTTCCTGATTCGCCTACATCGTATGATTATTTTGGAGCGGCAATGGACATGCAGTACCCTTGGTTGATGGTATCCGCATATGGAGATGATACTGCCACAGGCGATGCAGGCTCAGTACAAGTTTTTAAATTTGATGAAGCTACTAACGCTTGGGTATTTAAACAGACTTTATTTTCCTTCTCACCTGAAGGAAGTGCACAATTTGGAGGACCCCCTGATGGTAGTCCAATTTCTATCTCACCTTGCGGTAGGCAGGTAGCAATAGGAGAACAAGGCAGAGGTACAAATACTACAGGCCGTGTATATATCTTCTCCTTAAAAGCAGACCTGTGGCAGCAAGAAGCAATTATAGACCCTACAGGCACCGCTGCCGGCGATACGTACCTAGAATTTGGTAGGGACGTGTCTTTGTATCACAACATGCTTATTGTAGGTTGCTGGCTAGATAATACTTCTACAGGCAACGACAAAGCAGGCAGCGCCGCTATTTATAGAAGAGAAGGAGCGTTGTGGACTAAGAGAGAGCATTTAGTTGGGTCAGATCATGGCGGCACCAGTGCAGCACATGATTTTTTCGGTAGAGGAGTAGCTATATATGACGGAGTGGCTATAGTATGTGCTTCTGGAGAAGGTGCCGGTACTTACTACTCCTTCAAATCCACAAATAATGGAAAAGACTGGTCGCTAGCAGAGAGAAAATACTTGCCTACCGGAGCATCATCAGGGGGTCGCCAAGTCAAGCTTGCAGAAGGTACCATGATCATTGGAGAGCACGGGCTAGATGTACTGAATGGCTTAAATAACACAGGGGGTGTATTTGTCTATAATACTACTTCGACATTAGGCGTATTTAATCATGTAACTACTCTGCTTCCACTAACTGTAGACTTTGCTGATTTAGAGGTTAATGATTATTTTGGACTGCCTGTAGATATGGACACGTCTGAGAACGGTAAGAATGTTACTATTGTGGCAGGCGGTCATACGTTCGACACCAACGGAATAAATTCTGCAGGCCTCGGATACATTTGGAACTCTACTGATTACGGAAAATCTTGGTCTGAAGGACGTACGTTTCACCCTTCCAATTTGGCCGATACCGATACTTTTGGACACTCATTAGCAGTAAGCAATGGACATATTGCAGGTGGATCTAGATACGGTGTAGTACCGGGATTTGCGGGAAATCGTCATGGATATGTAGCTACATTCAGAACTGGCGTAAACTTCCCTATAACATCCGCAGAGATTCAAATTAGTAACTCACTAACGCCCATTTCTTACCCATTACTTGGCGAAATGGACAAACCTCTTGGCTTTTCCTCAGGGACTCAACAAGTGTCTGGTAGCTTCTCTGGCTATATAATGGATGACGGAGGCCTAGATACAAAAGAGTTTATATCTTCTTTATTTGACAACACGATACAGACTTTGCCACTTTCTTTAAATTTTGGAGGAACCAAAGCAAATACTAATAGGTTAAAATTTAAAATAAACAAAGCTACACTTTCCAACCCTTCTATATCGGGAGAGGGTATAGCAGCCTTCAACGTAGAATTCTACGCAGAAGATACTCAGACACAGAACTCGAATTTAACAGATATAGTAAAAATAACCTATAAATCTTCATCAGTAGCTTAGCACCTAAAAAATAACTCTTGACATTCTAGGTTGTTTATCATATACTATAGACTAGAAATTAAGAACAGGCCGCAGGCCGGGTGCTGGAGTTAAGATGGATATTTATCAGTTTTTAGAGAATGCGGATGTTTATCTTCAACCTTCCGCAGGAACTGATACGTATAAACTAGACATAACTCCCGAAGGTGTTTCATTCTCCCAAACTTTTACAGAGCATACCTATGCAAAGAAAACCTTGCATCAACAGTCTCATAATATAAAAGAGGGTTCAATATCTAAAGCCAATCCTGCCGACTTTTCTTTTACCATACCTCTATTAAGAGAAAATGATTTTGATACTATATTTAACCTACTTGTAGACCTAAATACAAGCGATACTTTAGATACTTTCAACTTGTTCTTTTTTGTAGATAATTCAGCCTATATAATAGAAAAGTGTGTATTTACAAATGGAAATTTTCCTATAAATAACGCTAGTCCTTTATCAATTCAGTTGTCTGGGCAAGGAACACGACTTTATGTGTATAATGCTCCTACTACTGGTATACATCAAGGAAAGATAGTAGATAGCCTAGGAAATCTTAGTGCTTTGTTTCAATCGCAAACTGATGTACCCAAATTCACACAGGCAAATATAGTAGCTAGATCGAATAATAGGAATTTTCTTCCTTTGACAGAGGCTATATTAATAGAAACCTACGCTCCTGCAGGCAGCAATAGATCAGAAAGTGTAGCAAACCTTAATATAGAGCTACAAAACAATATTAGTTGGGTAGGCTATACTACAGTGCACAAGAGATTGAGCGTAACAGATAATAGTAATAGCCAATACCCTGATAACTTCACTTTAAAAAATAGGTCTTTAGCAGGTAACGCATCCTACTATGTAGGAAAAGATAGAAGTGCTTCTACAGCATGGATAGAAGGCACAGAGTTTACTATAGCTGCATTCAGTAGATCGAATAATACTAACTATGGCCTCAAATTAATAGCACCACTAAATATAACAACTAGAGTTACTCCTGGCTCTGTAATAACAAACTCGTACGACTGGAGACTGGCAAGCAATGCCGATACTATTTCAAATTACTTTACATACACAACCGCCTAAGGAGGCATTTAAATGCAACTAAAAAACTTAATTATAGACAGTAAATCAGCTTGGGTAGACTTTCCTGGGTTATCTGGATTCTCAGTAGAGGTAGTAAACCTCTCGCGAAAAGAGATTCAAGCACTACGTAAGCGATGTATTACACAAAAGCTCGATCGCAAAACTCGCACAATGGAAGAAGTATTAGATGAAGAAAAGTTCGTTGAGTATTTCACTGGGTCTACTGTAAAGAACTGGAAAGGGCTAACCCTAGAACATTTAGAAACTCTTATTCTTATTGATACAGAAGAAAAAGACTTAAAAACAGAATTAGAATACTCAGTAGAAAATGCAGAAATTCTAGTAGCTCAATCAGCAGAATTCGATACGTGGCTCAACGAGGTAGTCTTTGATCTAGATAACTTTCGTACAGTCTGAACGTGAGTTATTTTGGGAACGCTTAGATCGTTATTTCAAAAACTCCGACTCAAAGATAGATGTAAATAAGTATTTTGAGATATGTGAGCAGCTGAATCAAGAAATAGATTGGACGAAAGTCCCTGTTTCCTGGGAAGAAATACCTGAGATAGCTAGAGCCGCAATTAATGCTTTCAATATGTTAGGAGATAGAATAGCAGTAGATATAGGCTATTTAGGAAAAGATTATACTAATTTACCTTTATACATGGAAATATGGGAAATAGAGGATAAAGAGTTCTTTCTAGAGATAATAAACTGGTTAGACTCAAGAGCTATCAAAAAATCCGCAGAAACAATGAAGCGGGAAAGAGATAAGCTAAAGAGAAAATAACGTGGCAAGTGAAGTCAAGGTAAAGATAAAAATTGATGATGACGGAAGTCTATCTGTAGTCGCTAAGGAAGCTAATAAAGCTACTAAGGCTACAGAGAAGCTTGGCACTGCTACGAACAAAACTAATAAGACCCGTAGTAAATATCATAAACAAGAGAAGGGAGTTGCAGGTGCAACCAGTAACTCTACTAAAAGTTTTGCAAAACAAGCCCAGACTATCGGTGGTGGTAGTTCGGGTCTTGTTGGTGCATACGCAACTCTTGCTGCGCACGTATTTGCAGTATCCGCTGCTTTTGGTGTCCTTTCTAGGAATGCAGGTTTCAAGCAGTTGGAGCAAGGCATTATCTTTACAGGTAGAGCAGCAGGTGCCAATCTGCCTCTACTATCGAAAAATCTAAAAGAAATAACTGATAGTGCCATTTCTACTGCTGATGCAATGAAAGCGGTAGCTATTGGTACGTCTGCAGGATTTAGTTCAAGTCAATTAGAAGGTTTAACAAGTGTAGCTAAAGGGGCTAGTTTGGCTTTAGGTAGAGATATGACCGATGCCCTGGATCGTCTTGTACGAGGTGCAGCAAAACTAGAGCCTGAGATACTTGATGAATTAGGTATCATGGTTCGACTAGATAAAACTGCTCAGGACTATGCAGGGAGCTTGGGTAAAACCGTATCTCAGTTAAGTGTATTTGAAAAGCGAATGGCCTTTACAAATGCTATTATAACACAGGGCGAGCAAAAATTCGGTGCTTTAAATAATATAATTGAAGCCAACCCCTACTCAAAACTTGCAGCAACTTTTGACTCTTTACTTAAAAATACAATCGCCTTTGTAGAAAAAGGACTAGGCCCTGTAGTATCTTTACTTGCTAGTAATGTTGGGCTACTAACGGGTGCTATAGGTATATTTGCAGCAGGTGTTGTAAAAATGATGATACCCGCCCTTACTCAAGGCGGTAAAGCGGCTTCAGAAATGGCTGCAAGAACTCGAGACATGGCTAAAGAACAATTACAGTCAGTAAAAGTCTTTAAAGGTGCGCCAAAAGTTTTTACAGATCTCCAAAAGAAAATGGCTGCAGGCACTGCAACTGAAAACGATATGGTTAAGGCAAAGGCAAGCTTGAACCAGTCTATTGCTAAACATCAAAAGCTTCAAAAACAAGATTCTGTAAGATACGCTAAAAGTACGGTTGAAGGCCAGAAAAAGATAGCAATTATAAATTCAGAAAAAGCTGCACTAAATGATTTGATTAGGGTTGAGCAGTTGGAAGCAAAAGCTACTTTGATGTCAGGTAGAGCAGATGTTATGCATACCGCAAGTACGGGAGGTTTAATAGCTACTTATAAAGCTCTTACGGTACAAATTACACTGGAACACGCAGCCCTAACAGCAGAAACCCAAGGCACAAATTTAGCTACTAGAGCTAAACAGAGACTTACTCTTGTAGCCGCACAAGCAGGACTAGCAGTGCGAGCTTTTGGTACTGCAATTATGAATGCTATACCTGTGATTGGTATGATAGTTTTTGCAATCTCATTAGCTGTTGCAGGATTTAAAAAGTTTTTTATGGCGCCTCCAACGGCATTGGAAAAACAGCTTGAAAAAACTAAAGAAGCTTTCGAAGATTTCCCTAATGTTTTAAATCAGATGATAGATGCGTACTCTCTCGCTACTACTAGTGCTGAGAGGTTTGAGGTTTCTTTAAAAGCGCAGGTAGGGCTAGTAAGTCAAGTAACTGATCAAATGAGAAAATTAGTAACTGTGCAGCAAGCAAGTATTCTCGCTGCACAGGCAAAGGCCGAAGCCAATTTAGTAAAAAAACAACTAGCTGCTAAGAAGCTAGGTGCTAACCCTGAGCAAAGCAGTAGGCCTGTGGTATTTGGCGCTCCAAGCTATGCTGGTGCCACGATAACAAAGCAGGGGATGGCCGAAGCTTCGGTGAATTCTGCAAAGCGAGAAGCAGAAGAGGCCAAGAAAAAGAAGGTCCAAGTAGAGCAAACCAGAGATGCTATGATAGATGCCATCTCCGAACAAGTAGCTTTTCAACGAGCATTTAATAGTGTTCAAGAAGAGGGCAGTGATGGGCTGAAAGTAGGTATTACTGTACTTGAAGGATATGAAACAGCCCTAGCGAATTTAGTAAAAGTAGAGACCTTAAAAGACATAAATGATGTGAATAAAGGGTTAATGGCCTTAAATGTAGAAGTAGCAGGAGTTAAAGACTCTTTTGACCAAGGACTGGAAAGTAGCAGAAAATTTACAGAACACTTCGCAAAAATGGAAAAACCAACGGGTAAACTAAGTGCAGAAATGGAACTAATGAGTGATGCTATAAATGCCATGGGGGACAATGATAAGTTTGTGGAGGTCTTTGAGAGGTACGCTGACGCTTTCGCAAAATTCGGAGCTACGGACGCAGAAGGTGCCAGAAGAATACTACAGACAATAAAAGATATCAATCAGGAAACAAAAGATCAAGCCTTGCAAAAAGGACTGCAAGCAGGGGACCCCGATACTTACAGAAGCCCTTATGCCGTAGAAAAAGCAAATATGGCTAACTTACAAAAACGAAAGGCCACTGAAATTAAAGAAGTGCAGTTTCAGTCAGGCATACAAGAGGCAGCATACCAGAATAGCCCTCTAAGTGGGTCTATGGACAGAGATAAGTTTCTTGGTGCGGGCAATGCTAACGCCGATGCCTTATCTGCTGCACAAATTGCAAAAGCAGCAACGGAAAAAGAAATACTTGCAAGTAGAAAAAAACTTAGTGGGTTTAAAACAGAAGACTTTAATAGCAGAGATGTGTCTGGTTTAAATACAGGTGCAACTTTATCAAATTCTTTTGGTGCTGGAGCACAAGGCACAGCACTGGATCCAGCATCCAGCGCCAGCGCGGGAGAAAAACTTGCTGCAGTAAACGATGCTATGTCTCCAATGATGGAAAACCTAGCTTCGCTTGGCCCGGAAGGAGCACTCATGGCTTCAGCTATGGAAGGGGCGATGTCTTTAGGGGAAACGTTAATAACCAGCTTTGAAGGAGGAAAAATGGGGGCTGCAGATATGCTTAACGCTGTTGGCTCAGCTATTGGGGCAATAAACCAGATGCAACAAGCCCAGACGAAGAGAAAGGTTATGGCTGTGGACAAAGAAATTGCTGCAGAGAAGAAAAGGGATGGATCTTCTAAACAGAGTCTTGATAAAATTAAACAACTCGAAAAGAAAAAAGAAGGGATGGAGAAAAAAGCATTTGAAAGAAATAAGAAAATGCAAATGGCTCAAGTAGCCATCTCTATAGCTACAGGTATTGCAGGAGTATGGGGAGGTGTTAAAGACCCCTATATAGGACCGACTATGGCAACAGCAGTAAGCGCTATGATTTTAGGTATTGGTGCAGCACAGCTTTCTATGATCTCAGGTACTACATACGAGGGAGGAGCCTCTTCAGCAGACGCAGGAGCAGGCGGAGGTGCACGTAGTGCAACGGCAGGAGAAAGATCAAACACTGTGGATTTAGCAAGATCACAAAGTGCGGTAGGAGAACTAGGATATGCACGTGGTGAATCAGGTGTTGGAGATGCAAACAGCTTTAAGCCTGCATTCACAGGTGCTCGTTACAGAGCAGCCGGAGGAAGCACTGGGTATATGGTAGGCGAGCAAGGTCCCGAACTGTTTATGCCTGATACCCCTGGTACCATTATTCCTGCAGGAGAGACTGCGGGAGCGGGGACACCTTCAAATGTTAATATCTCTATTCAAGCATTAGATTCAGCAGGTGTAGAAGATATTTTAGTATCTCAGAGAGCAAACATTATATCAATGATAAGAGAATCGGCAAACCAAGTAGGTGATACATTCCTAGAAAATGTAGACACTGTAAGTGATGGAGCAACATACTAATGGCGTTCACAAATACGTTACCAGATCCAAATAACCCAATAACTCCTGCAGGGGCTACCACAGGAACAGGGCCTGTTAACGGTCCTGGGTATTCCTCCGTATCTGTAAAATCGGTACTCCCTAGTATAGTTACTACTACTAACTCTGGTAGTACGATAGTGAGAAATATAGCGGGACATAAGTGGCAGTTAAATATTTCTTATAACCCCCTTACACGCGCAGAGTTTGAGCCTTTACATGGCTTTCTTTTACAGAAAAAAGGAGGAACCGCCCCTTTTTTTGTGTCGCTACCTCAGTATACCGCTCCACAAGATACAGCTTTTAATACGTTCGTAACTAGCAACAACTTTGCACCCAGCGCAGATGTAGCCGCAGGCTCGGACAGGTTCGAGATAACCCATACAAGTTACTCGTATGATACAGGCGACACTGATCAGGGTCTGCCTTCTGTAGGCGATATTTTTTCAGTAACAGATTCAGGCAATACAAACCACAAAAAAGTATATATGATTACCCGTGTAGAGACCAAATTAGACCAAAGTACGGGTGCTCTTGCTGCAACTAATCTACGAATACATTTTACTCCCTCTCTGCAGAAGTCTGTAGAGAGCACCACGTCTACTATTAAGTTTAGAGATGTTCAATTCAGAGTAATCAATAAAAGCAAAGACATAGGGTACAACCTCGATGTTAATAACTTATACAAACTATCACTCAAACTAGAGGAGGCACAACCCTAATGGCACTTAGAAATATACCCACAGACTTACAAGAAGTATTTAGCGATAATATACCTTTTACATATGCTCATTTAATAAAGTTCGAGAGACCTTCAACAGTTTCTCAGTATCTAGGTATAGGTGATACAGACCCTACTAACTATACATATATAACCGACGCTGCTTACGATATCATATACAATGATGGTACAGGTAATGGCCCTCAGGTGTATAGATCTAATAAAGTACTAAAAGTAGGTTCTACTAATGAAACCGTAAAAGCAAAAGCATCTAGTATCACGGTGCAGTTAGATTCTAGTACTATGGACTCTCAAGCGATTGAGCCTCGTTTTATTACTTTATCGACTGCAAAAGGTGGCATTGGCACACTAAACGCTACG